ACCTATGACCGTCCCGGCTTTCAGGCCATGCTGGCCGAAATCGAGGCGGGACGGGTGGCCGTGGCGATCGCCAAAGATTATTGTGCGATAATAGGACTAAATCAGAAAGACCTTGAAAACCAAGGCATTCTGGCTTAGTCCCTTCTTTTTTTGACCGAAAACAAAGGACTTTCACAATAATCAAGCAAGCCGGAGTGTGCCGCTGCACACTTCCGGCAGAAGGAGGATATAGTGGGTGCTATCAAAGTCTTCTTGAAGGAGGTTCTGCTTCCAATCGCGCTTGCGTTCTGCCTCGCGTCATTTCTCAAGCCGATCTATATGCCTGACGGCGTATGTGACTACTTCCTTATGTGGATCTGCGTCGGCTTGCCATTCGGCATCCGGAGGATGTGCCTCTGGCTCGTTCCCAGCGGCTACGGTATCTCCGGCTCAGTCGGCATCTTCGCATTGAACTTAATCATAGGCGGTCTTATCGGAGGACTTGCCTTCTTCATCGGGCTGCTGCTCGGTGTCATTCATACCATCCGAGAAATCATCTGAACTACATCGTAAACGAAGAGGGTTTGTTTCTTCTCCAATTTGGAGTAAGAAGCAAACCCTCTTTTTTTGTTGCCCAAAAGCCGGAATATTTGCTGGCGATGCGGCGAAGGAAAGGAGTTTTTAAGCATGAAACGCATGACAGCCGGTGATCTGCAAGCACTGGAATTGCTGATGCAGACCACACCCGGCTTTGAGCATTTTGACAGCGGCGCGGATGGCATTCTCCCTGAGTGCCGAAGCTGCCGCTTTCACCGTCCTCACTGGAAATATCAGTCCTGCGTGTTTGCGGAGTGTCCCTACTGCTGCAATCCCGTTTCTACACTCAAAAATCAAAGTGGCACATCTGATGCCGGAAAGGAAACCTGTCATGGATAACAAAATCGAAGTCTTCAAGAATGAACAGTTCGGTGAGGTGAGGACGATCCTCGACGGAGAAACACTTCTGTTCTGCGGCTCAGATGTTGCAAGAGCATTGGGGTATGCCAGACCCGGCAAGGCAATTATTGACCATTGCAAGGGTGTCCTAAAACGGGACACCCTTACGAGCGGCGGTACGCAGTCCCTTTCCTACATTACGGAGGGTGATGTTTACAGGCTAATTGTCCATAGCAAACTCCCCTCGGCGGAAAGATTTGAACACTGGCTGTTCGATGAGGTTGTTCCCATGATCCGCAAGACCGGCTGCTACATGACGGAATCCCTGCTGGACCGCATTCAGAAGGAACCAGCGGTCATCATAGAGCTTGCGCAGACCTTGCTCAAGGAAACGAATCGCGCCAATGCCCTTGAAGCGGAGCTGGGCATCGCAAGACCGAAAGCCGATTATTTTGACGCCTTCGTCAATCCAGATGATTGCACCAACATTCGCACCACGGCGAAGGAACTGAAAATCCCGGAGCGCAAGTTCGTCAAATTCCTGCTTAACGAAGGGTATCTGTTCCGCTCTCCCTCCGGTCAGCTTCTTCCCTACAACAAGAAGAGCAACGAAGGACTCTTCATCGTCCGGGATTTCGTGACCTTCCGCTATACCGGCTCTCAGACCTACTTCACCCCGAAGGGCAAGAACGTCATCCGCATCCGCTACTTTGGAATCTGCGGCGTTGAAGTATCTACGGAAATGGCAGGGTGATCATGTGTCAGTCTATCGCGTCAATAAAACCCGTGACTTCACGGTCATGGGCAATACCCACCTGAGAGATAAGAACCTCTCCCTCAAAGCAGTCGGTCTTCTCTCAAAGATGCTGTCCTTCAACGACGGCTGGCAGTTCTCCACCCGTGGTCTTGCGGCACTCTGCAAGGAAGGTCCCGACGCCATACTTTCGGCACTCAAGGAGCTTGAGGAAAACGGCTACCTTGTCCGTCACCGTGGCAGAGATGATAAGGGCAGAATGGTCAGCACGGAGTTCGACATCTATGAGATGCCGCAAGCCGGTTTGCCACACAGGGATAATCCACACAGGGAAAATCCCGATGTGGAGAATCCAGACGTGGAGAATCCCCATAGGGAAAATCCCGCACAAAGAAATACTATCCAAGTAATTACTCAAGAAAGAAATACTCTCTCAAAGAACTATCAATCCATCAATCTTGATGGGATGGACAGGATGGATGAGCGAAGCGAGTATGAAGAGATTATCAAAGAGAATCTTGACTACAACATTCTCTGTCAGGATCCGAAGTTCGATAAAGACCGCTTCCGGGAGATCATGGACATCATGCTGGATGCCGTCTGCTCTACCGCTCCGACCATCCGTATCAATGGCGAGGATATGCCGCAGCAAGTGGTTAAGTCCCGCTTTCTCAAGCTGAATAGCAGCCACATAGAGTACGTTCTGGAAGCAATGAACAAGAACCCGTCAGACATCCGTAATATCCGGGCGTACCTGTTGACCGCTCTGTATAACGCCTCTCTGACGATAGACAATTACTACTCCGCGCTCGTCAATCATGATTTCTACGGGCAGGACAGATCGGCAGGGTCAAAGAAGCCGAAGACCTACGATTATAGCCTTTGTGAAGACACTCTTTAATGAATACCATCGTGAGCAATGCTCGGAAAGGAGGACAGTGTAAATGAAAATCATCTATCGCCGGATTGTGCCGCCTTAGCTGAGGCAGCATTCCCTCAATCATTTCAAGGAAAGGAGGTATCACTGCAATGCAGGATGAAGTCAACACCAAAGTTGTTGCAATCATGATCAAGGGCGGCAAAATCTCAGCCGAGGTGCTGAAAAAGGCACTGGACAAGTTCGTGCAGGAGATTGAGAAGGCGCAGAAACAGATGCAGCAGCCAAAAACCTATCGCGGTAAGCAGTCCATCAAGCATCTGATGAGTCAGAACGCCGCCATCTCCAACATCGAGGTGACGGATGGCAACATCAAGTCCTTTGAGCGGACTGCCAGCAAATACGGTCTGGACTTTGCGCTCAAGAAGGACGTTTCCGTAGAACCGCCCAGCTACCTTGTCTTCTTCAAAGGGCGGGACGTTGATGTGATGACCGCCGCTTTCAAGGAGTTCTCCGCCAAGACTGTCAAGCAGAAGGAACAGCCGTCCATCCGGCACAAGCTGGATCAGGAGAAAGCCCAGAGCAAGGCGCAGCACAAGGAGAAGGTCAAGGCCAAGACCAAGGATCGGGGTGTGGAGCTGTGAACAAGCCCGATGTGAAGAAGCTCATTCTTCTGAACCTTCCGTATGTCTTTGCCTTCTACTTCGCGGATAAGATCGCCGCCGTGTTTCGTCTCGCCCCCGGCGCAGCGTTCATCGACAAGCTGACAAACGGCTTTGCCGTGTTCGGCTCTGCCTTTGCAAATCCGCTGCCCAGCTTTCATCCCGTCGATCTTCTCATCGGTCTGTCGGCTGGCGTACTGCTCAAGCTGGCGGTCTATGTCAAGGGCAAGAACCGCAAGAAGTTCCGGCAGGGCGAAGAATACGGATCTGCACGATGGGGTAAGCCGGAGGACATCAAGCCGTACATGGACCCGGAGTTCTCGAACAACGTCATTCTGACGCAGACGGAGTTCCTGACCATGAACAGCCGTCCAAAGCAGCCGAAATACGCCCGCAACAAGAACATCCTTGTCATCGGCGGTTCCGGCTCAGGCAAGACGCGCTTTTTTGTAAAACCAAATCTGATGCAGATGCACAGTTCATACGTTGTCACCGACCCGAAGGGTACGGTGCTGGTAGAGTGCGGCAAGATGCTCGAAAAGGGCGGCTATGTCATCAAGTCGCTGAACACCATCAATTTCCGGAAATCCATGCACTACAACCCGTTCAGCTACATCCGCAGCGAGAAGGACATCCTCAAGCTGGTCAATACGATCATCGTCAACACGAAGGGAGATGGCGATAAATCCGGCGAAGATTTTTGGGTGAAGGCGGAAAAGCTGTACTATACAGCCCTCATCGGTTACATCTGGTACGAGGCACCCGACCACGAGAAAAACTTTACTACCCTGCTCGAAATGATCAATGCCTCGGAAGCCAGAGAGGACGACGAGACCTTCAAGAACCCTGTGGATGTCATGTTCGATGAGCTGGAAGCCCGTGACCCAGATCACTTCGCGGTCAAGCAATACCGCAAATACAAGCTGGCGGCTGGCAAAACCGCTAAGTCGATTTTGATTTCCTGCGGTGCAAGGCTTGCGCCCTTCGACATCGCAGAGCTGCGGGAGCTGATGAGCTACGATGAGATGGAGCTGGACACCATCGGAGACCGGAAGACGGCGCTGTTCGTCATCATTTCTGATACCGACGACACCTTCAATTTCGTCGTGGCAATCATGTATTCCCAACTCTTCAACCTTCTCTGCGACAAAGCAGATGACGTTTACAACGGACGGCTTCCTGTTCATGTGCGCTGTCTGCTCGATGAGTTTGCGAACATCGGTCAAATCCCGAAGTTTGATAAGCTCATCGCCACCATCCGAAGCCGGGAAATCTCGGCGTCAATCATCTTGCAGTCCCAGTCTCAGCTCAAGACCATCTACAAGGATGCGGCTGACACCATCACGGGCAACTGTGACTGCACCCTTTTCCTCGGCGGAAAAGAAAAATCGACCCTCAAGGAAATCAGCGAGGTGCTGGGCAAGGAGACAATCGACCTTTACAATACCTCAGAAACCCGTTCCAACAACAACTCTTATGGCTTGAATTATCAGAAGACCGGCAAGGAGCTGATGTCTCAGGACGAGATCGCTGTCATGGACGGAGCCAAGTGTATTTTACAGCTTCGAGGCGTGAGACCTTTTCTCAGTAACAAATACGACATTACGAAGCATCCAAAGTACCGGCAGCTCTCCGACTATGACAAGCGGAACGCCTTTGACATCGAGAAATACCGGCAGCACAAGCTGGTGGTCAAGCCCGATGACACATTCGACCTCTATGATATGGGCGAGGTCGAAGCAGATTAAAGCCCCGTCGCTGCACTGCGCAGTGGGTAAAGCCTGATGGCTCAACCCAAAGCAGAACAGCGACGGGGCTTCTTTTTTTATGCCCATTTTCAAAAATACACAACCAATCTTTTTCAAATCAAGGAGGAAAATCTATGGCTTTCATCAATCAGGCTGTCACGGTTCTTCAGACACTCGTTATTGCCCTCGGTGCAGGTCTCGCAGTGTGGGGTGTTGTCAACCTCATGGAAGGCTACGGCAACGACAACCGTGCGACACGTTCCTAACTGAAAAGGTTAGGCACTAAGTCGAATGGCTTTATAGCCTGAAATCTTAGGAGAACTGACAATCCGATGGGTGGAATGAAGGGGTAACGCCTGGAAACGCCCACACTGATACTCCGATTGGCTTTGAAGTGTGCAACTGCTTCATGGTCAAAAGCTCGGTGAAGTCGGCAGAGAGTGGCCGTAAGCGGAACAATCCACACGAAACCTGCCCAGAGGTGGGCGGCGTCACCTATATGCCGGGTGTCAGATACTCATGGTGAGAATGTGCGACCGACCGCACTGACTACTTCCGAATGTACGGGTCTAAACGTTGTGAGTGTGTCGAAAGGCATACGGCCATTGATATGGCGTGTCTGTGGATTAGTAAGACTGGTTGTTATGAAACTCCACGTGCCGTTACAGGCGGCAAGGTTCTTTTAGAACTGGGCACAGGCTTAGAGGAAGCACCTAAAAGTATCGAATGATAGGATTGTCGGAACGTGGAAAGCTGGGAACGTATAAAACAAGCCGTTGCAGGCTGTTGGGCGGGAAAGCCGGGTAAAACTGGTATAACCGCACTTAATCCCAGTGAGAGTAGGGGCATGGTACCGATGAAGCAGAAATAATAAGTCTGTGGAGGGACGGCCCCAAGTCGGAAATGAATTAAGAATACTGAAAACACAACAAACACAGCTTCGAGTATGACAAAGAAAATCCAAACCGAAAGGAGCGGGTGCCTGTGTTGACTTCGGAGCAGCAAACACACAAACCAAAACAAAGTAAAATCCGCTATACGGAGTATTACGACCTGCAAAACACTTTTGACCGTCTGTATGCCGACAGTTTGAAAGGCAAGACCTTTCAGAACCTTGTCGGCCTAATGGCAAGTGAGGAAAACATCAAGCTGGCATATCGGACAATCAAAGGAAACAAAGGAAGTGGTACTCCTGGCGTGGATAAGAGGACGATTAAACATCTGGCTTCTATGGAGGAGGAGAAGTTCGTCCGACTTATCCAAAAACAATTCAGTTGGTATAATCCCCGCCCGGTAAGGCGGGTAGAAATCCCAAAACCTAACGGAAAAACAAGACCGCTGGGTATTCCCACAATCGTTGACCGTATCGTACAGCAATGTATTCTGCAAGTGCTGGAACCGATATGCGAAGCAAAGTTTCACGAGCGCTCCAACGGTTTTCGTCCAAACCGCTCCACGGAACACGCTATCGCACAGTGCTGCCGACTCATGCAGATACAGCATTTACACTATGCGGTTGACCTGGATATACACGGTTTCTTTGACAACGTACATCATGGAAAGCTGATAAGGCAGATGTGGGAACTGGGTATCCGGGATAAAAAGCTGCTGTGCATTATCAAGCAGATGTTGAGAGCGCCTATCGTTCTTCCCGATGGCAAGAGAATTTATCCGACAAAGGGAACGCCGCAGGGCGGCATACTATCACCGCTCTTGTCAAATATCGTGCTGAATGAACTGGACTGGTGGGTATCTTCCCAATGGGAAAATATGCCCACCCATTACGAATACAAGACCCGGCAGAACGCACATGGTACGGACATCAAAAGCCATACCTACCGGGCTTTGCGCCGGAGTAATCTCAAGGAAATGTATCTCGTAAGATATGCCGATGACTTCAAAATCTTCTGCCGCAGTTACAAAGATGCAGTGAAAGCGTTTGAGGCAACAAAGCGGTGGCTGAAAGACCGTTTAGGACTGGACATCAGCCCGGAAAAGTCAAAGGTAATCAACATGGAACAGCGGTACTCGGAATATCTGGGATTCAAGATGAAAGTCTACCGTAAAGGGAAAAAGTACGTGGTCTGCTCACATATGAGCGATAAAGCGATTGCGCACGCAAAGGAGAAAATCTCGGCTGCGATTAAAGCGATACAGACCCCGGCTGACAGCCAAAGTCAATACATCGCAATACAGCAGTACAACTCGGTAGTTGCCGGACTTCATAATTACTATCGTCTGGCGACCCGTGTAGGCGAGGACTTTCCTAACCTGGTGCAAGGGCTGAAAAAGCAAATGTCAAACAGACTGCGGGGCTTGACCCGAAAGGGAAAACTGGAACGCGGCTTCATAAAGGAGCGGTACGGAAAAAGTAAACAGCTAAGGTTTTTGAACGGACACCCGCTTATTCCGATGGGATATGTTCAGACACGGGACGCCCAGCACAAGAAGAAAACCATCAACCGGTACACACCGGAAGGACGGGCGGAAATCCATAAAAATCTCGGTGTAAACACCGATACGATGATATGGCTCATGCGAACTCCTGTACTGGACAAAAGTATTGAATTTGCAGACAACAGAATTTCGTTGTTTGCGGCTCAGTATGGGCGGTGTGCCATTACAGGCACAGAATTTATGCCCTATGACATACGCTGTCACCACAAAGTTCCGCTGGAAAATGGCGGGACAGATAAGTACAGCAACCTTGTTCTCGTAACCGAAGCTGTTCACCTGCTTATCCATGCCACCTTAGAAGAAACGATACAGAAGTACCTAAAACAACTCCAACTGAACAAAAAGCAACTGGGAAAACTCAATAAACTGCGGAAACTGGCGGGAACGCCAGCTATCGCTTAATCATTCTTTAATGCTGTAACGAAGTGTGTAAGTTGTGTTCAAAACCGTTGAAATTCATTTCCGATGGAGCGCCGTGTGCGGTGAAAGCCGCACGCACGGTGCGGAGCGGGGGAAAATCCGGCGATAACTTCAAAGGATTACCTATCGCTATCCGGCGCTAAGTCTCAGGGCATCAAGCAGCTCATGGCTGGCGGCGGTGTGGTGCTGATCGGCACGACCCTCATCCCCCTGCTCTCCGGTTTGTTCGGCTAATCCACGGCAAGCCCAGCTTAACCGAAGGGTGGTGAAATATTGGGCAGCATTTTAGAAAAGATCGAACAAGCTCTCAAGGATATGCTGATCGGATGGATCGAGAGCAACCTGACCAATATGTTCTCCGATGTCAACGAGAAGGTAGGAACGATTGCCGCCGAAGTTGGGCAAACACCGTCCGGCTGGAACGGCGGCGTGTACCAGATGATCCGGGGACTATCCGAAAACGTGATAGTCCCCATCGCTGGTATCATCATCACCTTCGTTTTGTGCTACGAGCTGATTTCCATGATCACCGAGAAAAACAACCTTCACGACATGGACACTTGGATGTTCTTCAAGTGGTTTTTCAAGGCGGCTGTGGCGATCTACCTCGTGACGCATACGTTTGACATCGTGATGGCAGTATTCGACATCGGGCAGAACGTGGTTTCCGGTGCAGCCGGAGTAATCCACGGCAGCACGAGCATTGACATTGACGCGACGATTGCGCAGATGCGTACCGGCATGGAGAACATGGGCGTCGGAGAACTGCTCGGACTGTCGATAGAAACGCTCCTGATCAGCCTGTGCCTTAAAATCATGGCGATCCTCATTACGGTCATTCTCTACGGGCGCATGATTGAGATTTACTGCACCGTGAGCATTGCGCCTATTCCCATCGCAACCATGAGCAACCGCGAATGGGGCAGCATCGGCACGAACTATCTGAAAGGCTTGTTCGCTCTGGCATTTCAGGGCTTTCTCATCATGGTCTGCGTCGGCATCTATGCGGTGCTGATCAACGGCATGATTATTGCAGACAACATTCACTCGGCTCTGTTCTCTGTGGCGGCGTACACGGTCATTCTGTGCTTCTCGCTGTTCAAGACCGGAAGCCTCGCAAAATCCATTTTCCATGCGCACTAAGGAGGTCGGCAGCATGAAGAAGTACAGCATCATCTACGCCGATCCCCCTTGGGCGTATCGGACTTACTCCAAGAAGGGACAGGGACGGTCGGCGGAAAGCCACTACCCGACAATGTGCATTGAAGACATCAAGGCGCTTCCGGTCGGTGAGCTTGCCGCTAAGGACTGCGCTCTGTTTCTCTGGATCACGTTCCCGTGCCTCTGTGAAGCACTCGAAGTGCTGACGGCATGGGGCTTTTCTTATAAGACCGTGGCTTTTGTATGGGTGAAGCAAAACCGCAGGAACGATGACCTCTTCACCGGCATGGGGTATTGGACAAGGGCAAACGCGGAAATCTGCATCCTTGCTACGAAGGGACACCCGAAGCGAGTTGACGCCGGTGTGCGTCAGGTCATCCTCAGCCACATCGAAGAGCATTCCAAAAAGCCGGATGAAGCACGGGAGCGCATTGTTCGGCTCATGGGAGACCTTCCCCGCGTAGAGCTTTTTGCCCGTCAATCTCCCGAAGGCTGGGACGTTTGGGGCAACGAGGTCGAATGCAGCATTACTCTTGGAAAGGAGGAAACAGTCAATGGCATTTGTTCCGGTCCCGAAGGATCTTAACCGCGTCAAAACGAAGGTCATGTTCAACCTGACCAAGCGGCAGCTCATTTGTTTTTCCATCGCTGCGGCAGTCGGTGTCCCGATCTTCTTTCTGGCGAAGGCGCATCTCGACTTGTCTACGGCGGCAATGCTGATGGTGGTTATCATGCTCCCGTTTATCTTCTTCGCGCTTTACGAGAAGGACGGTCAGCCCGCCGAAAAGTATCTGTACCACATCGTACAGTCCATGTTCATCCGGGACAAGGTGCGTCCCTATCGCACAAACAATCTCTACGCTGAGATTCAGCAGAAAATCAAAGAACAGGAGGAATTGCAGCTTGAACAACAGCACAGCAAAGGCAAAGCCTAAGATGACCGTCAAAAACGGTGTCGTTTACGGCGACGCCCTTTCCGCTCAGGAAAAGAAGCGGATCGTCATGCAGAAGAAAAAGGACAGGAAGGCAAAGAAAGTCCGCAAGTCCGCTCAGCAGACCATTCCCTATGTGGAGATGTGCCGCGACGGTATCTGCAAGGTAAACAGCCGCCTCTACACGAAGTCCATCGCCTTTGAGGACATCAACTACCAGCTTGCGCAGAACGAGGACAAAACTGCCATCTTTGAGAACTGGTGCGACTTTCTGAACTACTTCGACAGCTCGATCTTCGTCCAGCTCTCCTTCATCAATCAGAAGGCAAGCCTCAATGAGTTCCGCAAGCGCATCAACATTCCGGCACAGGAGGACGCCTTCAACGACATCCGCTCCGAGTATTCCGGTATGCTGCAAAGCCAGCTCACCAAGGGCAACAACGGACTGATCAAGAAGAAGTACATCACCTTCGGCATTGAGGCGGACTCCCTCCGCACGGCAAAGCCGAAGCTCGAACGCATTGAAACCGACATTCTCAACAACTTCAAAACCCTCGGTGTGAGAACCGAGCCGCTGTCCGGCTACGAACGGCTGAAAGTGCTTCATGATGTGTTCAATATGGACACCAATGAGCCGTTCCGCTTTTCCTTCGATATGGTTGCCCGGACAGGGCTTTCCAGCAAGGACTTCATCGCGCCCACTTCCTTTGACTTCCGTGAAGGCAAGTGCTTCAAGATGGGCAGAACCATCGGTGCGGTGAGCTTCCTGCAAATCCTCGCGCCGGAACTCAATGACCGTATGCTTGCCGACTTCCTTGAGATGGACAGCAACATCACGGTCAATTTTCATATCCGGACGATTGACCAGGCGAAGGCAATCAAGAGCATCAAGTCGAAGATCACCGACCTCGACAAGATGAAGATTGAAGAGCAGAAAAAGGCGGTCCGCTCCGGCTACGATATGGACATCATCCCGTCCGATCTCGCCACCTTCGGCGGTGAGGCAAAGCGTCTGTTGCAGGATCTCCAGACCCGCAATGAGAGGCTGTTCCTCGTGACCATCCTCATCATGAACACGGCAACCAACCGCCAGAAGCTCGAAAATGCTGTATTCCAGACCGCCGCCATTGCCCAAAAGTATAATTGTGCGCTCAAGCGTCTTGACTTCCAGCAGGAAGAGGGGCTGATGTCCTCTCTGCCTATCGGCATCAATCAGGTGGAGATCGAACGCGGGCTGACCACTTCCAGCACAGCGGTTTTCGTGCCGTTCACCACGCAGGAGCTTTTTCAGGGCGGCGAAGCTCTCTACTACGGACTGAATGCGCTATCCAACAACATGATCATGGTTGACCGCAAGCAGCTCAAGAACCCCAACGGGCTGATCTTGGGTACGCCCGGTTCCGGTAAGTCCTTCTCCGCAAAGCGTGAAATGACGAACGCCTTCCTCATCACGGAGGATGACATCATCGTCTGCGACCCCGAAGCCGAGTATTTCCCCCTTGTGCAGAAGCTCGGCGGTCAGGTCATCCGCATCTCGCCGGTCAGCACGGATTACATCAATCCGCTGGACATCAACACGAACTACTCCGAAGAGGAAAACCCGCTGACGCTGAAATCCGACTTCATCCTCTCCATGTGTGAGCTGATTGTCGGCGGCAAGGACGGCTTGCAGCCGGTTGAGAAGACCATCATTGACCGCAGTGTCCGCATGGTCTATCAGGAGTTTCTTGCAGACCCCAAGCCGGAGAAAATGCCGATCCTCGAAGACCTCTACAACATTCTGAGAAATCAGAAGGAGCCGGAGGCACAGCGCATCGCAACTGCCCTTGAAATCTATGTTCACGGCTCTCTGAACGTCTTCAATCACAGAACGAATGTGGATGTCAACAACCGCTTCGTCTGCTATGACATCCGCGAACTCGGCAAGCAGCTCAAAAAGCTCGGTATGCTGATTGTGCAGGATCAGGTGTGGAACAGAGTCACCATTAACCGCGCCCAGCACAAGGCAACGCGCTACTACATGGACGAGTTCCATCTTTTGCTGAAAGAGGAACAGACCGCCGCGTACAGCGTGGAAATCTGGAAGCGTTTCAGAAAGTGGGGCGGCATCCCCACCGGCATCACCCAGAACGTCAAGGATCTTCTTGCGTCCCGCGAGGTAGAGAACATCTTTGAAAACTCGGATTTTGTCTACCTTCTGAATCAGGCGTCCGGCGACCGGCAGATTCTCTCGAAGGCGCTGAACATCTCGCCCAGCCAGCAGAACTACATCACCAATTCCAATGCCGGTGAGGGGCTGATCTTCTACGGCTCGACCATCGTTCCCTTCAAGGACGATTTCCCGAAGGACACCCAGCTTTACCGCATCATGACCACTCGCCCCGAAGAAACCGTACAGAACTGATAGGAGGATTTTTGAACATGAACAACAAGATGATTACCATTCCCTACGCGGACGCTATCGAATACGGAGAGAACACCTCCGCGCTGTTTAAGGCTCTGTGGGAGCTGACCGATCTGATCCGACTGGAAAGCGACCTCAAGAAGCATCACCGCGCCTACCTCCATGTGAGGGAGGACATCGACGAAAAGGTCAAGGAAGCGCGTCAGATTATGACCAAAGTAGCCGTGGATATGATCGGCTTTTACTTCAATGTTGATGTTTCTGAGTGCAGCAACAACGATGAGAATACCCCTTTCGCTGACGCGGGTAATGATGAAACCGTTTCTATCCCCAAGGGCGAGTATGAGCTGATGATCGACGATCTGCTCACGATGTCCGAAATCATTCAGTGCGTCGCAGATATGCGCACGCAGGATGTGAAGGCAATCCGTGAGTTCGGCAAGTTCATCCCCGCCTTTGCCGCCTTTGAGAAGAACCGCCTGAACCTCTATCGTGAGGCGGCGAAGGAAGCAGAGGAAATCTTCGACCGTTGGGCGGACGAGATTGACAATCTCGACGAGGACTTCATGGAAGACGAGGACTACGAGCCGGACGAGTATTACTCCGACTGATATGCGCTCAAATCCGAAGAAAGGAGCTGGTTTTTATAGAGCTTGACATCATTCATACCGGCGATTGCCTTAAAATCCTGAAAACTCTGCCCGATGACAGCGTTCATTGCTGTGTGACGTCCCCTCCGTATTATGCGCTCCGTGATTACGGTATGGAGGCTCAGATCGGCAGAGAGACAACGCCGAAGGAATACATCTCGCGCCTGACGGAAGTGTTTACCGAAGTCAGGCGCGTTTTGCGTCCGGATGGAACGCTCTGGCTGAACATCTCGGACACCTACGCTGGGAAAGGCAATCAGGGCGAATTTATTGACCCGAAGAACCCCAACGGCAGAAACGGTCAGGCTGTGGCTCTCAACAACAAGGTTGAGGGCTGCAAGCCGAAGGACATGATCGGCATTCCGTGGATGCTGGCTTTTGCCCTCCGCGATACCGGCTGGTATCTGCGCAACGACATCATCTGGATGAAGGATAACCCCATGCCGGAGAGCGTGAAAGACCGCTGCGCCCGCTGCTATGAGCATATTTTCCTGTTCTCAAAGTCCAAGAAGTATTTCTTTGACTACAAGGCAATTTCCGAACCGATTGCCCCTGCAACGGCAGAACGCCTCAAGCGCGGCATGAAGGGCGGTAACAAATACGGAAAGCCCGTTCCCGGTCAGCCTCAGCCGCAGTCCATCAACCGCCCCCGTGAGCATGGCGAGATCAAGGACGCAGACATCAATCCGCTCCGCAACAAGCGCGATGTCTGGAAGATCAACACCGTCCCCTTCAAGGGCGGTCACTATGCCGCCTACCCTCCAAAGCTGGTTGAAACCTGTCTTCTCGCCGGTTGTCCAGAAGGCGGCATTGTGCTTGACCCGTTCATGGGAAGCGGCACAACCGGCATGGTTGCTGCGCAGATGGGGCGTCATTTCGTCGGCATCGAGCTGAACCCTGAATACACCGAGCTTGCCTACAAGCGGATTGGAGGTGAAATCTGATGCCCAAGGAACCGGAACTTAAAGCCCGTGACAAGGTAGTCGTGCGGATGATGCGGGAGGGCGCGGTCGAGGAAAACCTGACGGCTGGCACCGAGCAGCGTGTGTCAAAGCGGCTGGAAGATGCAGAGCTGGTGAAGCCCGCTGAGACAGCCGTGCCTTCCGAAGCTCTTTCTGCGGAGGAACAGAAAAAGGTGCAGATGCGCCGTCAGCAGCGTCAGTTTCAGACGGAACACGCCGAAGATAACGACACTCAGCCGCCCTCGGAAACGTCCGTCACAGAAGAGAAAAGGGCAGAAAATTCACCCCAGAATGTACCTGAACCGCTGTCCTCGGAAACGCCGTTCAAGCCTCCAACTTTAGAGCAGCACGGCGTTTCTTCGCATACCGGCACGGTGATTGCTGAAACGGTTGTCACCCACAAGCTGCGCAAGACCTCGGCGGTTGAAACAGTTGACGCGGATGCCGTTCTCTCCCAAGCGGCGGAGACTTCCTCCGCAAAGCCGGTCTCGGACGATGCCGTCCCGCCCACGAAGCGGATGCAGAAGCTCGAAAGGAAGTCCGAGAAGGCGCATGAGCGTCTGGATGCCGCCCGTGAGAAGCTGCCCACGCACAAGGTTCTCAAGAAAGAGCGTGTCTTCGATGAAGAGACCGGCAAGGGCAAAACCCGCCTTCATTTTGAGGATGAGCTGAAAAAGCCCAAGAGCAAAGGCAAGCTGCAATTTGAGGCAGATAAAACCGTCCGCAAGGTCGGTGACACCCTTGCTTCCGGCATTCACGGCAAAATCCATGAGGTCGAACAGGAAAACACGGCGGTTGAGGCGGCGCATAAAACGGAGATCGCCGCTGAGACTGCCGCTCGGCATTTCAGTCATCATCGGGAAAAGAGCATCAACAAACCTTATGAGAAGGTCTCTAAGCTGGAACATAAGGCGGATGCTGCGGATGCGAAGCTCCAATATGAGAGAAATCAGCAGGAGCATCCTGAGATGAAGAAGCAGAACATGAACAAGCACTACCAGAAGCAGAACATCAAGAAGGAATATGCCGCCGCTCGAAATGCCGGTTCTCAGACTGCCGGGACTGCCACAAAAAGCACCGGCAAGAAGCTCGGTGAGAAGGCGTCCGACAAGATCAAGGAGTTCTTTGAGAAGAACAAGAAGGTCTTCATCTGGATCGGCGTCGGAATTGCCCTTCTCGTTTTGCTCGGTGCTGGAATCAGCTCGTGTTCGATGCTCACCTCTACCGGTTCGTCGGTTATCGCTTCCTCCTATCTCAGCGAGGATGATGCGATGCTGGGCGCAGAAGCGCAGTATTGCCAAATGGAGCAGGAGCTGCAACGCTATCTCGACACCTACGAAAGCACTCACAACTATGATGAATACCACTTCGATCTGGATGATATTGAGCATGACCCCTATGTGCTGATCTCCATTCTCTCGGCTCTCCATGAGGGCGAGTTCACGCTGGATGAGGTGCAGGGTACGCTCCAAATGCTGTTTGAAAAGCAGTATATCCTCACCGAAGAGGTCATCATCGAAACCAGATACCGCACGGAAACCGACACATGGACGGACGCAGACGGCAACACGCACACGGAAACCTATCGCGTCCCGTATGACTACTACATCTGCAACGTGAGGCTCGAAAACTTCAATCTCTCCCATGTCCCGGTCTACATCATGTCTCAGGAACAGCTTTCCATGTATGCGACGTATATGTCGGTGCTGGGCAACCGCGAGGATCTGTTCGGTGACTCTCCCTATGTGGACAAGTACATCACCAATCCGCCCGCTGACTACGATGTCAACCCGGAATACCTGAACGACGAGAAGTTTGCAGCGCTGATTACCGAGGCGGAAAAGTATCTCGGTTATCCGTATGTGTGGGGCGGCTCCAATCCCGACACGTCCTTTGACTGCTCCGGCTTCGTCAGCTATGTTCTCACGAACAGCGGTCTTGTGAATACCGGACGGCTGGGCGCACAGGGGCTTTACAATGTCTGTGCGCCGGTCTCAAAGGCGAATGCACAGCCCGGTGATCTTATCTTTTTCGTCGGGACGTATGACACCCCCGGCGTGTCTCACGTCGGCATCTACGTTGGTGATGGGGTCATGATCCACTGCGGCGACCCCATTCAGTACACATCCATCAACTCTTCCTATTGGCAGCAGCATTTCTACGCCTTCGGAAGACCCGCCTATTAAAAGAAAGGAGTTTTGCATGAATCCCAAGTATCAGAAGGTCCTCTCTGACATCGAGAAGGCTGAAAAGAAGAAGTCCGAAATCGAAGGACAGCTCAAGGAGCTGTACGACAAGAAGACAGAGCTGGAAAACCTTGAAATCATCAATACTGTGCGCTCTATGGTGATGGACAAGGATCAGATCATGGCGTTCCTGTCTTCCATGAAGGGCGGCACCAAGCCCGCTGAAAATACGGAGGTAATCGACAATGCGTAAGAAGTTTCGTTTTCTGACCGTCCTTGCGGTCTGCGTCATGGTTCTGTCTTGCTTCTCGGTGACGGCGTTTGCCTATGCCGATGACACCGATCAGAACCTTCCGGTCACAGAGGCAACCCAGCCGGAACAGCAGCCCGCAGTCACTCCCGCCCCTGAAAAGCCGAAGGGTGAGCCGATTGACGATGAGGGCAACGCCTACACCCGCGACTTGCTCTATGACAGGGCAACCAACAAGCAGTTCATCACAGTCCAGACGAAGAACGGCAACACCTTTTTCATTGTCATCGACTACGATGCGCCCATCAACGAGGATGAGGAACAGTATCAGACGTACTTCCTGAACATGGTCGATGAGAGCGACCTGCTTGCGCTGCTGGACGAAGATACTGCGTCTGCTCTGACTACCTGTAACTGCAAGGAAAAATGCGCTGCCGGTCAGGTCAACACCGACTGCCCGGTCTGCAAGACCAACATGAGCGAATGCACCGGCACAGCCCCCGCTACACCTGAGCCGGATAAGGATGCAGAAACCGATGCTCCCGCCCCTAAACCCGAAAAGAAATCCAACATCGGCGTGATCCTCGTCATCTTCGTTCTTGCCGGTGCTGCGGGTGCAGCTTATTACTACATCAAGTTCGTCAGGGGCAGAAAGCCCAAGGATGAAGATATGGACTTCTTCGACGACGAAGGCTACGAGGAAGAGCCGTACATCAACGAGGATGATGAGCCGCAGATTGCGGAGGATGTCGAAACGGATGGTGATGAAGATTGATCTTAGTCATTGCTGAAAAGCCCAGCGTTGCCCAGTCCATCGCAAAGGTGCTGGGCGCGACGTCCCGCAAGGACGGCTACATGGAGAGCGGCAATTACATCGTTTCGTGGTGCTTCGGTCATCTGGTGGAGCTGGCAGACGCCAGCTCCTACGATGAGCGGTATGCCAAGTGGCGGTATGACGATCTGCCCATTGTCCCGGAAAGCTGGATGTTCGACGTCACAAAGGACAAAGCCCAGCAGTTCAAGGTGCTGTCCGCTCTTATGAAGGACAAGCGCGTCACCGAGCTGGTCTGCGCAACCGATGCAGGACGCGAGGGTGAGCTGATCTTCCGGCTGGTCTACAACAAAGCCGGATGCACCAAGCCCTTCAAGCGTCTGTGGATCAGCTCATTGGAGGACTCCGCCATCCGCGAAGGCTTCAACCATCTCCGGGACGGCAAGGAATATGACCGTCTCTATGAAGCGGCACTCAGCCGCTCGAAGGCGGACTGGATTGTCGGTATCAACGGCACCCGCCTGTTCACCACGCTCTATCACAAGAAGCTGGTGGTCGGGCGCGTCCAGACGCCGACCCTTGCAATGCTGGTGGAGCGTGACGGGAAAATCTCCACGTTCCAGAAGGAAAAGTATTTCAACGTCCACGTCGGCAAGGGCGATCTGACCGCCGATCTGGAAAAGGTCAAAACCGAAGAGGAAGCAAAAAGAATTGCGGCGGCTTGCGAGAAAAAGCAAGCCGTCGTTTCTTCTCTCAAGCGGGAAACGAAAACCGTCAATCCTCCGAAGCTCTATGATCTGACCACCTTGCAGCGCGAGGCAAACCGATATTACGGCTTCACTGCCCAGCAGACGCTTGATCTCGTTCAGACGCTCTACGAAAAGAAGCTCCTGACCTATCCGCGCACGGACAGCCAGTTCATCACGGATGATATGGAGGACACCGCCCGTCAGGTCATTTCTATCGTCTGCCGCCAACTTCCGCTCTTCTCTGGCGTTTCGATTACGCCGGACATTGCCCGCGTAACCAACAACAGCAAGGTCACGGATCACCATGCCATTCTCCCGACCGTCCAGCTTGAAAAGCAGGAGGTTTCCGCGCTTCCGCAATCGGAGCAGAAAATCCTCAATCTTGTCGGGATGCGCCTTCTGTGTTCGACCGGCGAGAAGCACACCTACGCAGAAACGCAGATCACGCTCTCATGCGAGGGTTATGCGTTCAAAGCCAAGGGCAAGACCGTCGTTCAAAACGGATGGAAAGCCATTGAAGAACTGTTCAAGGCTTCCCTCAAGACGAAGGAAAAGGACGATCCCATGAAGTCCCTGCCCGAAGTCCATGAGGGCGATGTTTTGGATGGTGTGTCTGCCAGCGTCACCGAACACTTCACGACACCTCCGAAGCAGTACACGGAAGATACCCTCCTGTCTGCGATGGAGACTGCCGGAAACGATCAGTTTGACGATGACACCGAGAAGAAAGGTCTTGGAACACCCGCGACCCGTGCCGGTATCATTGAAAAGCTGGTGAAATCCGGCTTTGCAGAGCGTAAAGGCAAATCCCTCATTCCCACGAAGGACGGCTGCAACCTCGTCTGCGTCCTGCCGGAACAGATCACTTCTCCCGCAATGACGGCGGAATGGGAAAACACGCTCATGGAGATTGAGCGCGGCAATGCGGATGCAGACGCATTCCTCAGCGGCATTGTCCGGATGACCGGCGATCTTGTAAAAGCCTACCCGTTTCTCTCCGATGCCGAAGCCCAGCGTTTCGGCACGGGCAAGGAGGAAATCGGCAAGTGTCCCCGCTGTGGTTCTCCGGTCTATGTCGGCAAAGGCAACTTCTACTGCTCGAACAAGGCTTGCTCCTTCTGCCTGTGGGAAGACAACAAGTTCTTTTCCAGCAAGAAAAAGAAGCTGACCAAGAGGATTGCAAAGGAGCTGCTGGACAAGGGCTGGTGCCGAGTGACCGGGCTTTACACGCCGAAGAAGCCTCAGCTCTACGATGCGGTGATCCGTCTGGATGACAGCGGAGGCAAATACGTCAGCTTCAAGATGGAGTTTGACCGATGAACCGTCCGAAGTATGTTGCCTCTTGCAGCGGAGGCAAAGACAGCGTAGCGACACTCCTGTTGGCTGCACAGCACAAGGAACCGCTGGACGAGGCAGTTTTCAGCGAAGTCATGTTTGATCAGGACACAAGCGGTGAAGTCCCGGAACACCGGGACTTCATCTATGACCGGCTCAAGCCCTTCTGTGAAAAGGAGCTGGGCATCAAGTTCACCATTCTCCACGCGGACAAGACCTACGATGAGGTGTTCCATCATGTCATCACCCGCGGACCGCACAAGGGCGAGGTTCGCGGCTTTGCATGGGCTGGTATGTGTGCAGTCAATCGGGACTGCAAAATCCCGCCAGTCCGCAAGTACAATGCCGCACTCTCGCCGGACTCTGTGAGCTATGTCGGCATCGCGGAGGATGAGCCAAAACGCCTTGCTCGTCTGGATGGAATAACGAAGGTCAGTCTGCTTGCCAAATACGGCATGACCGAGGCGGACGCCTACAAGCTCTGTCAGGAACATGGGCTGCTTTCCCCAATCTACACTCACTGCCGGAGAAACGGTTGCTGGTTTTGCCCCAATGCAAGCGACAAAGAACTGCTGCACATAGTCACAAATTATCCGGAGATGTTTGACCGGCTGATTGAATGGGAGAACGAGGATAACATCTTCCATCGTCGGATGACGCGCAGAGAAACCCCGTCTGAGGTAAAAGCTCGTTTATTGAGCAAATCCCAGACGGGGTTTTCTTCTCCCAAAAGCAAATAAGAAATGGAGGTTTGAGATGGCTGAAAACAAAAACGCACAGCAAGTCCGCGAAATCACGGACAAGCTGGAACAGGGCATCAAGGAGCTTTTTGAATCCGAGCGGTTCAAGGAATACCTCCGCACGATGTCCAAGTTCTACAACTATTCCTTCAACAACACGCTGCTCATTGCGATGCAGAAGCCGGAGGCAACCTATGTTGCCGGTTATACCTCGTGGCAGCGCAACTTTGACCGTCAGGTCATGAAGGGCGAAAAGGGCATCAAGATTCTTGCACCCGCGCCGTACAAGGCGCAGGAAGAGCGTGAGAAGATTGACCCCGCGACGCAGAAGCCGGTGATCGGCGCAGATGGGAAGGCTGTCACAGAAACAGTCGAGGTCCTGCGTCCTGCCTTCAAGGTGGTAAGCGTCTTTGATGTTTCTCAGACGGACGGCAAGGAGCTTCCGGACATCATCGTCGATGAGCTGAAAGGCACCGTCGAAAACTACGAGGCGTTCTTCGATGCGCTCAAGCAGGAATCTCCCGTCCCTATTTCCTTTGAGGACATTCCGGGCGGTGCAAAGGGATTCTTCTCGCCGGTTGAAAGCCGCATTGCCATTCAGGAGGGCATGAGCGAAATCCAGACGGTCAAAACCGCCATTCACGAGATCGCCCACGCAAAGCTCCACGCCGTCAAGCCGGATGAAAAAGCCGCGCCAGAAGATAAGAAGGATCGGCACACCAAGGAGGTTGAGGCGGAAAGCGTTGCCTATACCGTCTGCCAGCGTTACGGCATTGAAACCTCGGACTACTCCTTCGGCTACATCGCCGGTTGGTCATCCGGCAAGGAAACCAAAGAGCTGAAAAGCTCTCTGGACACCATCCGCAAGACGGCGGCTGAGATGATTGAGGGCATTGACGCCAAGCTCAAGGTGCTGCTGGCAGAGAAAGCGCAGTCCGCAGAGATGGAAGTCGAAGCTCCCGTAAAGGAAGCTGTTCCGGAGGAAAAGCCGGAAGTCCCCATTTACCGCGAGACGGCAAATTACGCCTATGAAGCCGGTGAGATGGAAGCATATCGCGCCTCCCTTGCTGCAAACGAGAAATGCCGCAGTGCGATTGAAGCGGCAATCAGCTCCAACTATGGAGATAACCGCCTGAATGCGGAAGCTGCCGTGAAAAGCGTCCTTGAGCAGTTCTCTCCGGAGCGCGTCCGGTATGTCCTTGCAAACACCATTCAGCAGAAAAACTTTGACGGGCGCATTCCGCAGCCTCTCAAGGAGTGGGCGAAGAGCGTTGAGGTCTGCCCGGAGAATGCCTCCCGCTTCCTTGTGGATAAACCCAATCCCGGACTGACGGCACTTTTTGTCGATGCGTTCCGTCAGCAGACCGAAGCTCAAAAGGATGTCACTTCTGAGAAGGCAACGGAAAGAGACCCGGAGGTCGTTGCATGGGAGAATGATGAGATTACCTCTATTGAGGTAAAAACCGTGGAGGTTAAGTCTCCCTTTACTCCCTTGCCGGAGGAAGCAGCGAAAGCACCGAAGGCGCACCGCCTGACTGCCGAAGAGAAGGAAATCAAAGCCGCCGTCATGGACACGCTCAAGGGGCAGATCGCCTATAACAACGACGGAATGCGGGCTTCCTACCGCGCCTCTAACCACTCCTTCAATCTGCTGGCACGGAACGGCGTCAGGATCGATGGCAACACGGTCACGCAGAACGGTGAGCCGCTGTTCAAAATCCATCGCCGTTATGCGGCGCGGAAAACGCAGGGCTGTTACCGTGAGCTGATGCCGACGCTGGAATACGTCAAGCAGGAGCAGAAGCAGGAAAAGCCCTCCATCCGCGATCAGCTCAAAGCTGCCGCGAAAACGCAGCCGGAGAAGAAGTCCCCGGTCAAATCCAAAACACACGACATGGAGTTGTGAGAAAGGAGACGCATGAAGAAATACACAGACGTTGACATCATCGCGGAGCTTCAGAAGCTCGTGGATAGTCATGTGGACAGCTACAAGGAAGACTTCGACATCGACAAGCGCATCATCCGCCGCGCCGCCGAAAGCCAGAATCCCGAAGACAAAACGCTGATGTGGTTCTGCCGTCCGCATGGAACGCACTGCCTCAACGAAAATCAGGTCTTCATTCAGGGAACGCGGGATCACAATACCTTCCGTTTCTATGCGGAGCAGACCTACGACGAGTGCATTGCCCGTGTCATTGTCCCGAAAGCTGTCAAGCGCGGCAAGGTGTTCGGGGATGTCTTTGAGATCAACTACCGAGAACAGGCGGCAAACGTAGCGCAGAACTCTGTTGCGCCGGATCATGACCGGCTGACCTTTGTGGATGGCTTTGTGCTGGAAGCCCCCTGCCGCAGCAGCTTCGATGCAGCAATGGCTCTGGTTAGTGAGCATGGCGGCGTACAAGCCCACCGGACGCTCCCGAAGGACGCGGAGGCTCTGACAGAAGTGTTGACCAAGCAGAAAAGCCGCCGTGACAGACTGCCGGAGGCAGAAAGGACAGAGACGCTTGCCCCTCTGCCCGTTGCAGAACTCCGCAAGTACGAGGCAGTCAAAAAGGCGCATCCCGACGCGCTGGTTTGCTTTGCCCAGAACGGCTATTTTGAGCTGTATGGCAAGGACGCGGAAAAAGCCGCGCCCTTGCTCGGCACGAAGCTCCTTGAGAAGAAGGTGCGCGGCAAGCCCTCCATGCCGGTGACCGGCTTCCGTGAAGCTGCATGGGTAGCAGCATCAAAGAAGCTCTGGCAGTCCGGTGCGGATGTCTTTCTCAGCAAGGACGGCGAGACCTTCAAGGAACTCAAAGCCGCAGATTACATTCCTGTCGGCGCGACGCTGAATGTGGACGGCATCAAGTGCAGAATCGACGCGGTTGATTTTGCCGCTGATGAAGTGCGGCTGACCAACATCGAGGACAAGAACCGCCCCATCCGCTTTTCGGAAAGCATCCAGTATGTCCGCTCGTATGTGGAAGATGCCGGTATTGCCGTCTATGACACCGTTCCGAAGAAGTCCGCTGCCCGTGAATCCATCCGTGACAAGCTGAAATCTGCGCAGAAAGCCCAGCCGTCCCACACACCGAAGCCGCAGAAAAACAAAGGAAAGGATATGGAACTCTGATATGAAGAATTTTACCGTGGAAGAAATCAACCTGATGTGCTGCTTCAATACGTCCAGCCGCAAGCGGCTGATCGACGATATGAAGAGCGTCACCCTGAACGACATGGACGGCGAGATCGCAGAGCTGATGTATAAGACCATCCGGAAGCTCGAAGCCATGACTGACGCAGAGTTTGAGGAACTGTATATCATGCCGGACGGCATGATGGATGACTGAAAGGAGGATGCCTATGCCCGTATTAGACGGTAATTTTGAAGCCTTCGTCACAAACCTTGGCAAGTACAACGAGGGTATGCTGGTCGGTGAGTGGGTGAAGCTGCCCACCACCGAAGAAGAGATGCAGAAGGTTTTTGAGCGTATCGGGATCGGCAAGCAGGATGAGTTCGGTCAGCCCTATGAAGAGTGGTTTATTACCGACTACGAATGCCCGATCTACGGTGTCCAGAAGATGCTTGGCGAGTATGAAAGCCTTGATAAGCTCAACTACCTTGCCGCTTTGATTGACGAGCTTTCCCTGAGCGATCAGGAAAAGCTCGTTGCCATTATGGAGGCTGGCTGCGATGAGGTCAGCGACATCGACGACCTCATCAACCTGACGTTCAATCTGGACTGCTACGACATCATGCCCGGTATCAACGACGAATATGACCTCGGCTATTACTATGCCAACGAAGCCGGTATCTACTCCGAAAAGGATCTCGGTCCTCTGGCAGACTACATCGACTATGAACGCTATGGTCACGACATCGCTTATGATGAACAGGGACGCTTCACCGATGAAGGCTATGTCCGCGTCGCAAGCGAACGCTGGGACAGACAGTTTAACGGTGAGCTGGACGATATTCCCGACGAATACCGGATCACCGGCTCAGGGGAAGACGCCGAGCGTGACAGCACCATCGCCGTTCTCGTCGTTGAGCCGGGAAAGGAGCCTTATGTAAAGGAGATTGACTCCGGGCTGGAGTCCTTGCAGCATGAGGTCGGCGGCTGCATCGAGGCAATTTATCCCTACGAAGACCCGGTTGCCTTAGTCTGCAACGAGGAAGGCAAGCTGGAAGGTCTGCCCCTGAACCGCGCTCTGCGTGATGAGGACGGTGACATCTACGATGTTGTTGCCGGAACATTCATGGTGGTCGGCTTGACGGATGACAGCTTCGGCTCTCTGACCGTAGAGCAGATGCAGAAGTTCGCTGACCACTTCAAAGTGCCGGAGCAGTTTGTCAAGCTGGGCGATAAGATTGTGGCGATCCCCATGATCTCGAAGGAGCAGCAGAAGCAGGAAAGTATCGAGCAGAAGGACTTCGAGATGAACGCCGACACCTCCGGGCTGACGGTTGCCGGTCACATCGGGACGTGGCACACCATTGACCAGCACGAAGTCGGCGGTCACAGCTTTTACCTGATGGAGCATGACACCTACGGCGATGAGGCGGCTTGCATCATCGTCGATGAGCGCGGCAAGCTCGTCCTTGATGATGTCTACAACGGCTTTGACGATGACACGCTCCGCCTTCTCGACCTTGAGGTCAAGGAAGTGCCGGAAATGCCCGATCCCGCGCTCTCCGTTCAGGATATGAAGGACTACGGCTACGCATGGGCTGGCGTTCTTCCCGCCGGTCAGGAAGCGGCTGAGAAGGCTTTGGAGAAGGGCTGTGAGGTTTACCGGCTCTATTCGGATAACACCGAAGGCTTGTGCGTGGATGCCAAGGAGATTGCCGATCATGCGACAAAGGGCGGAATGCTCGGTATCAGCAAGGAAAGCTGGATGGCAGCTCTTGAGAAGGAAAACTACCTCAAGGCAGCGGAGATGTCGATGGAGGATGACTACGGCATGATTGACGGGATCATCAACAACGGTCCGAAGGAGGACAAGACCGCAGAGGTCAAAGCCCCCGAAAGGGGCGAGAAGTCCTCCATCATGGACAGGCTCAAGTCTGCAAAGGCTGAAAAGCAGAAGGAATGCTGCCCTCCCCAAAAGCACAAAGGAGAGATTGAGCTGTGAGCAGAAGTCAGAAATGGCGGCAGGAGTGGTCGTTCTTCATCGGGGACAGCGGACGCCGGAAGTATAACCGCTTCTGCGTCCGCTGCGTCCATAGCTGCAAGCAGAGCTTCCGTGCGGATCTCATCGCCTGTCCGCACTTCTCCCGCAAGGCATCGCAGTGTAGACAGTTAGGGGTTGAAAAAGCCTGTGATTGCAAGCCTCAGAGCGGCGCAAATTGACCAACCTAAGTGATTGTATTCCCCGCGCAGTTTTTTCATTAGCGCAGAAATAAGTGTCGATTTCGGCACTTGTTTGAATGCCCGGAAAACGAACCAAGAGCCTCTGTCGATGCCCGGTTTGGGTGTCGGCAGAGGCTCTTTTTTTATGACATATTCAAAATAGCGGACAGCAGCTCTTGAACCTGTTGCCGGTATTCCGGCTTAATATCCGAAATACGTCTGGCAAGCGCAAGGGCTTCCGCTTCTGGCGCGTCAGTCCCAAAAATAATTCGGTCTGCGCTGACGCCGAGCAAACGGCAAAGACGCTGCAAGGCTTCAAGAGAAATACCGGAAGCACCACGCTCAATAGCGCTCAGGTGATTCGGCGTCATGCCAAGCATTTCTGAGAGCGTGTCCTGCGTATAGCCCGCCTGTTCTCTTGCCACTTGAATATTGCCGCCGATTTCAATATTGATGTCCTTCTTCTCTCGCATAGCCTCACCACCTTTGCATTTAGTGTACCTAACGGCGGTGTCATTATCCACGGTACTCCGTCGTTGATTTTACTAACGACAATGCGTTGACTGTCCGTGATGAGGGTGATAGAATGGAGTTACCTACCAAAAGAGTGAAAGAAGGGGTGTCATGTCGCGCATTATTGAGTTTAGAAAGTCTGCTCAAAAATCTGAAAAGCAATCCGTTCAAGGCAAGACTTGTGCGTTTACCGGTCATAGACCGCAGAGTCTTCCGTTCGGATTTGATGAATCCGATAAGCGTTGTACTTCTTTGAAATCTGTTATGCGGGATCAGATTGTAGCACTCATCGAGAACGAGGGCGTCACGCATTTTATTACCGGCATGGCTCTTGGCGTCGATATGTACGCTGCGGAAATTGTACTCGATTTGAAATCAAAATACCCTCACATTACTCTGGAAAGCGCAATCCCTTGTGAGACACAAGCGATCAAATGGTCTGTGGCTTCACGGGAACGGTATTATAATATCGCGGCAAAGTGTGACAAGGAGACCATGCTGCAACGGGAGTACACGCCGGACTGCATGGACAAGAGAAATCGGTACATGGTCGATCACGCCGATTATATTCTCGCAGTATGGAATGGATGCCCCAGCGGTACCGGGAATACCGTGAGATATGCCCACAAAATGAGCAAGTCCATCATCGTCATCAATCCGGCTTCCCTTGAAGTCACGCAGGAATAAGGCAAAAATCCCCCTTCTGAATCAAGCGTTGTGAAAACCGTGAAGTATTTCCCGATAGTGAATACACATTGCACTGCTCAGTGATTATTGGAAACGTGTACGGCGTATGCTGCCCAGTGAACATCTCCACGGAACACATCGAATTTTCGCGGCTTCGTAAAACGGAAAGTGTCACCTTATGAACGGTCCCTTGCCGAGAGAAAAATAAATCGCTGGAAACGGGAACGCCCCCGGCACTGTGCGTCTGGCACAGTGTCGGGGGCGTTTTTTCGTGTCTTAGTTATGAGCCAGTTCATTTAGGAGCAGCTTTCGATAGTCCACATCCAAGACGCAGCGATGGAAGTCCATCAAACGGTGTTCGTCGAACAGCTTTTCACAGAGCTTGGTCAGCGGATGATTCATCAGCTTTGCAGAAATGCCAGTCTCGTTGAAAAACCTTGCCCATGTGAAGACCTCTTCTAAATCCTCCTGCCCAAGCGTGGCAGGAATGATGGCGTTGCAGAGACGTACAATGGGGCTATCCGCAAATCGTTCTGCCACTTCCTCCGGCGAGCATTCATAGCGGTCACAGTCAAAGGAAAGCGCATCCTCAATTTTAAGATAATTTTCGATTTCATCCCGCGTCAAGGTTATGGTGTAGTCTCCCATACCAGACGGCACATCAATATTCTCCATGACATCAAGTTCGTAACGAGAGCCGCCGATGATTGCCTCAAAGGAGAAAGACTGACCGATTACTGCTGGGTTTTTGTCTATCTTGTCCTCGTTCAGAAATGACAGCGGATTGTACTCTGTCAGTTCCCAGTCGATTTTTCCTCTCTCTGTTTGTTCGGCAATCTGCTGGATCAAATGTCGTTCTTCTTCGTGCAGATTTTCATTGTACATCATGATACACCTCCGTTTTCTGATTCTCGTTTTTTGGGGGCTGCTCTATGTTTCCGAAGAGACTGCCGTTTGTATCATCATTCCTTGGCTGAGGGCAGACTTTCGTAAAACCTTTTTAGCTCATCCAGACTGCTTGTACGATTCTTGATAGGCAGGGAGTCCCATGTGATGTCATGATAGCGTTCCGGCGGCTCGTCCCGCAGTCTTCGGTCGATGATGCAAACAATGCCTGTGTCTGTGAAATTACGGATCAATCGCCCGATACCCTGCTTGAGTTTGATAATCATTTCGGGAACGCGAACATCCATCAGAGCATCCTTAGCAACGGAACACTTATACTCGATAATCGGATCGGGGACAGGAAACGGAAGTCGGAAAATGATAACATTGGAAAGGCTTTTTCCTTCAATGCTGATGCCTTCCCAGTATGCGCCCGTCCCCAGAAGCACGGAGTTCGTATCTTCCTTAAACTCATTCAGCACCTTGTCCTGCGACGATCCCGGTTGCTGCATCAGGATTTTATACGGAAGGTTCTTCTGGCTGAGAATGGAATAGACCTCCTCCATATCGGTTTTCGCCGTAAACAGCACGAGTGCCTTTCCGTTGGAAATGCTCAGGATCTCAAGCAGTCGCTCCACGCCCTTTTCAATGAAGGCTTCATGTTCTCTGGTCGGGTGCGGGAGATCGTCGCAATAGTAGATCATGGCGTGTTCATCGTATGGATATGGGGAAGGCTTTGGCTCGGATAAGCAGCCGCGATCACCAGCGGGAAAGCCGGTATTGCTGATAAAGTAAGAATACTGTTCTTCCAGAGACCCGCTCGTGGCGTTCGTCAGCGTGGCAGAGGTCAAGATGGTTCTTTCATCACCATTGAAGTATAGGCGGCTCACAATTTCTTTTGTGTTTTTAGGGCAATAGACGAGTTCCGTGTTGCTGCCGTGCTGCTCGATCCAGATCAGCATATCATCTATCTGGTCAAGAAGCTCTGAAAGGGACTCGCTGACGGCATCCAGATCATCAGAAGCAGCAAAGGAACGGTTGTTTCCGAAATCCATGCTGGAATAAATCTGAATGCTGGACGAAAGGTTGTGTATGGCGGCGTTCATTTCCGTAAGCAGCTCAAACGCACTGCCGTTTTGGTCGAAGAAAAAGCGGTCAGCGTAGCGCATATCCTGCTCTGCATTGTCGATCTGCTTTTGGACTTGCACTTTCAGGCAGTTATAGAAGGCAATGATGGTGCTCTCTGCCTCTCGCTTTTCACCGAACACACTGCTTTGGTCAGAGGGTCGCAGTTCATAGAATGCGCTTTTAATCATTCCAAAGAGCATACCCTGACCGAAACGCTCCGTCGTGGCACTCCGCACCTTATCATCCAAGTTGTGCGCTTCATCCACGACAATCAGATCAGCGGCGGGGTTAATCAGTCCGTCCTGCCCGCGTCGTAGTTTCATGAGATGCTGGGTAAGAAAGTCCTGATTGCACAGAACAACGCCATCCGTAAACTTCAATGCTGCACGGACCTTGTAATATTTGCACTTCTTTTCACAGGAGCCGCAATTCTTCATGCTGAACCGCTGCACGTTTACCTTGTCCCAGACGCCTTGCGGCAAAACCTCCGGGAAATCCTTGCGTTCCTCATACCCCTGCTGGATTCCTTCTTTAAGCGCGTCCGGTGGAGCTGCTTTCGGATCGCACATATACTCATCTGCGCGTTTGTTGCAGAGATAGTGAGTCTGTCCTTTTGCCAGAATCACATCTCTGTTCAGCCCAAGAAGGGGCATGACCGCGTGGACATCACGCCAGAGCTGTTCTTGAAGCGCGATGGTCGAGGTTGCGATGATAACCGGCTTGTTCATGCGTTTGCTGTACAGCAGCACCGGCACAAGATAGCCAAAGGATTTGCCAATGCCCACGCCAGCTTCAATCGCAAAATGTTGATCATTTATGAGGGCGTCCACAATCTCAAAGGACATATCCTGCTGCCCCTCACGCGTTTCCAATCCATGCTGCGGGGCTTCATCCCAAAAGAAGGTGCTGACTTGCTCACTCATGGAGTACAGCTCTGCTTTTCTGCGCTTTTTCCGTTCCTCCGATGTATTGAATCCAAAATAGAATCTGTTGTCCATCCACATTCCTCCCGGAATAGAAACCAAGGTTATCCGCGTTTCAGTTCAATGCTGACGTTTCCGTTCTCGTCGATGGTCAGCGTCATGTGCCTGATGTGCTTCTCATAGAACTGCCGCCGCTCTGCGGGAGACATTTCTATCCGCGTGTTTCGCAGAGCCGCATCAAACATATCGTTGACGTTCAGGTGAACGGAGTTGTCAATCCAGCGGTACATCTCCTTGAACAGTGCGTTTTTCTTGATGTCCTCGCTGTTGCCGGAGTAGAAGTCATCCAGATAGCAGTAGAATATCCCAGATTCTGCAAGTGCTGCCTTCATATCCGGTCCGCATTTTTCCCGCTCAATCATGACAAGGAATCTGGCGTCCGGTAAGGAAGAGATCAGCCCCCAGTAGTCGGAATCGCTTGAGACGATGACGAAGGAATCCACTTGCTTCTGGTAGTGTTCCTGACAGGCTCTTGCGGTGAGCTTGATGTCTACCAGTGATTTGTTCTGCTTGATCCGCTCAATCATGATATGTTCAACGGGGATGCGGGTGTAGTTTTCAAGAATCCGCCATGCCGTAGCGGTATGTACGTCATCAAAGAGAATGATCGCCGTAATTTTCTGCATGACCTCATAATCAAGATTTTTGAGCGTGGCGCACAGCTTGTACGGGTCGGAGTTTTCGCAGTCCACTACCAATACGGTTTTCTCACTGTCATCTATGAAGTCGTAGATATTGTTTTTTACAAAAGCCCCTGCATCGGAGACTTTACTGTATTCCGTGAAGGCGTCGCAATGCCATTGATAAAGCAGGGTAGCAAACTTTTTATCATTATAGAGGACATTACCCTCGTCCATCGGTACCCAGTTGATATACATTTGATAGGGGTAGTAGGAGAGACTTGCGTAATAGATGTCCGCAGCATCTTTCGTTCCGTCCTCTGTCAAGCCGTTTGGCATGATGAACAGCTCTTTTATGTACGCCCAGTTAATCCAGATTGGAAAGAGGCTTTTGCAGTTGTTAATGCGGTCTGAAATCAGCCGGTTGATCTCGATAATGTGGTGGCAGAGCTTTGTACTCGCCTTTTTGATAAAGTTGATTCCGTCATTTGAAAGCTGTTGCATACTGGAAGCCGGGATGATCTCTGGCATTGAAAGCAGCCCTCGATACTCCATTCGCATGATGTCATTTATTTTCCGGTAGTTGCGCTCAATGGCGGTGCGGATGATACATAGATTACGAATGATGCGGGCATTTTTATCCTGTTCAAGCCGGTTGTATATCTCTATCTTTGGCGGCTCGTGTTCATTTTGAAAAATACGGAGCGGGACGCCGATCAGGTAGGCAACCTTCGATACAATCTCGTAGGTGCTGCCTTTGTAGGCAATCTGTTCTCCGGCATATTCGATACCATTCAACATGACTGAATTGCCCATAAATTGCTCCTTTCCTGCGGAGAGTTGAGCGATTTTTATTCAACAAAAAGAGCTGTACGAAAAACCGGACTCAGTTTTTGTCCGTTCGCACAGCCTCACATATATCTCCGATGTCACAGTTCAAGTAATCACAAATGCGCAGCAAAATAGAGAGGGACACTTCTTCCCCCTTATTCAGTTTTGTCCATGTTCCGGCAGACAGCCCTACTTCATGTCGTAGAGAAGCCTTCTTTATGTCGCGTTCCAGAAGAAGCATCCATAGTTTCTTATAGCTTATGCGCACGGCAACCATCCTTTCACTTGCTTGCATTCAACATCGCTTATAATATTATACTGGATTTCATTCTCGAAAGCAATCCGTTGATGCAGAAATTAAAGAAAAAGTTTCAATTTCTCGAACCTTCTCTCAAGGATGCAGGGCACCTCCGATCAACAGGAGATGCCCTGCTTTTGACGAGATTATTCGCGCTGTGTGCTGCGCAGATGATCACGGTCATGGTCAGCAGAGGAAGCGAGAAATGTATCAACATTAGACTTGATCGTCTCTATTTGCTTTACTTCTTTTTTGAGCTTCGCACGTTCATCATAGAGCCGCTGTTGCTCTTCAAGAAGTCGCTGCTGTTCCGCTTGCAGTGTCTTCAAGCTCGGCAGTTTTTCATCGCCCTGCATGGCAAGCAGCGTACTCCGCGCCGCCTCAAAGATCACAAGTTCGGCTTCGTGCTTTGCCTTGAAGCTCGGCTTGTCTTTCGCCTTCTGGAAGGCGTCATATACGGGTTTTAGGCGCTGGTAGTTGGAGATGTTTTTGATAAGCGGTTGGACTTCCCGTAGTCGCGCTTCGACGCCTTTCAGTTCCTTGCCGGTGCGGTCATAGGAGCTGTGAACGTCCTCGACCTTCTTTTCAAGATCGGCGTATTGGAGCAAGCTGTTTTCCGTGAGATAGTTAAGCGTCCGCGCCGCTTCCTTGAGGATTGTGAGCTTGGCTTTATACTCATAACCCCTGCTGTCGATGAGCCTGATCCGCTCCTGAATATCTCCGATGAGAGAGATGCCCTTCGGCGTGGTCTGTCTCTGACTTCTTCGGGGCGTCCGTCCGGCAATCCGCTCTTTGATGCGTTCCTCGGTATAGTTCTCTCCGATGGTTTTAGACCGGGTAAACCGCTCCTGACCTTTAGCGCGGAAGGAGATGTATTTGCCGGTCTTGATTTCATAACCAGCTTCCTGCATGAGCCGCAAAAAATCATCGTAATCCTTCGCCGTAATGACAATCCGGTCGATGGTCTGCTTGAGTTTCTGCTTCCAGCTCGTGCCGCGTTTGGCTTCGGTGTACTCCTTGTAGCCCATGCCCTTGTTCTGAGAGGGAGGGATAACAGAGAGACCGTTTTCCTTACAGAGCCGGTCGCTGACCTCGCGCATATCATAGTAAATCCGCTTGTAGCTCTTATATGCGTGGTAGTCCACGAAGTCAACCGCATTGAAAATCAGATGGTTATGAACATGGTCTTTGTCAATGTGAGTGGTCAGCACATACTCATATTTTCCTCCGAGGATTTCATCTGCAAACTGCTTGCCGATCTCGTGGGCAAGCTCCGGTGTGACCTCTCCGATTTCAAAGGACTGGATCAAATGACGGGCTATGATCCTGACCGGATTCATCCCTTTTTGCTCGGCTATTTTCCGCGTCCATTCAAATTCCCGCGCTGCGGTCTCGCTGGCACAGCCGTAGGACGAGACCAGCAGCTTCTCGTCTGTCTTTTCGGGATTCAGAATGTACGCGATTGCCTTGCTCAAAGTTCCTCGGATTGCTTTGATTTTAGTAACTGCCATACCGCGTCCATCTTTTCTTTCAGCTCGTCAATATCGTCCTGATAGAATCGTCCCGTCGAGTTGATCCTGCGGCAGACGGTATTGATGTTCACGCCGATCTTGTTGATTTCGGCGGCGAGCTTTTTCTGCTCCGTGTAGTCTACAACGATGATGTAACCGTCGATCAGCATCTTCCTTGCATACGCACCGAAGTTCTCCGTGCCGATCATTTCCATCTTCTTTGCAATCGTTCGTTCTTCCTGTGGTGTCAGCCAAATCTTCTTCTGAATGTCTCGCGTTCTTCGTACCATGCTGCGCCCTCCGTCGTAAAGATTAGAAGGGTTTGGGACTATCCCAACAAGCAAAAATCTGATGTTAAGGGCAGGGTCTCCTTAACTGATTTTTCTCCGGTGGGTACTCACCGGATTTGCTTGCTAATCTCCCAAAATCGTATTTCCCGAAGATTCCTCCGTGAAATGTCCCTTCACTTTACAACGGACACAATAAGTGCGTTTGTTGAGTACCGGATTTCAAAAAAGTCAAAAAATCATTGGATTTCCCATGTGAAAGCCACGTTGTCCGACACGTCAATATCGTCCGGCTCGATCTCTGGCGCGGAGCATTTACTCATCGCCATAAGAGGCTGAATGCAGTCTTCGACCTCATAGCTTGTTCTGGAATACACATTGAGTTCGCCCCAGTTGTAGTCGATATTGAGTAGCTGCCCAAGCGTACTGCCTGATGCTTTGCAAAGAATCTCCGCCTTCGCTCTGGCATTCTCCGTCGCGCTGATCAGCAGCTTTTCGCTGACCGCTGATGGGTTTCTTACAGTGAATGCAATACTGAGTTCCGGCTTTGCACCGCAATCCGCAATCGCAGAAATGACCTTCGCAAGCTGTTTGCTGTCAAAGTCAAATGCAAGTTTCAAGCGATAGCTGCAAGCATATCCGACAAACTCTCGCTTGTAATTTCCTTGCCGATCCTTGACGTTCTCGTACCTTGTCTGGACATCAAAGCTCGTGGTTTTCAAGTCTTCTTTGCGATACCCAACGCAGACTGCGGCACCTTGCAGTCTTTCGATTCTCTCGGCAGCTTCCGACATTGCACGGTCATAGGTTTTAGATAAGGTTTCAATGTTCAAGGAGAGGATGATGTAATCCGGTCTTGCGGAGACATTGCCTGTCCCTTTTACGGTGATTGTTCTCATTGCTTTCTCCCGTCCTTTCTGGAATTAAAGTCCTCATCAATACGCTTTTTCCAATTCGTTCCCAGTGGTACGCTGCATCGGACAGCAGAAACCGCTTCGCTCAGAACTTCATAGTTGAGCTGCGTTCCCTCATGGTCAGAGTGGTAGTTGACCGCTCGATCTGCACCAATTCCGAAATGCCTTGCCGTTTCAACTGCGTCGATGTTTGCACCGAGGAACAAAAACTCCCAGCCATACTTTTCCTTCTGACGCTCAATCATTTTCTTGACCTTATCGCTATCATAACGGCGGCTTGCATTCTCCATGCCATCCGTTGTGATGACGAACAGCGTGTGTTCAGGCACATCCTCAATTCTTGCGTACTTATGGACATTTCCAATGTGATGAATTGCTCCGCCGATAGCATCCAGAAGGGCGGTGCAGCCGCGAACGGAATAGTCACTGTCGGTCATCGGCTCGACCTTTTGAACTGGTACACGGTCATGAATAACCTCGCTCACGTTGTCAAAGAGGACGGTAGAGATCAATGCCTCACCATTCTCTTTTTTCTGCTTTTCAATCATGGAGTTGAAGCCTCCGATGGTGTCTGCTTCCAGCCCGCTCATCGAGCCGCTGCGATCAAGGATGAATACAATCTCCGTTAAGTTTTTTCTCATGTTCAGTACCTCCGTATATAAAAATATGACTGCTTGGCGTCTCACCTTACAGTCATATTGTACTTCGGTATTCACTTCATTTGGTCGCATGGCAAGCGACATTATTCCAGCGATGAAAACAGTTCTCCGCCAATACTTAGAATGTCATCCATCGGAATCTTCGTGCCGTCCTGCATGGTGATTCGCCGCTCGAAATCATCAACCTTTTTGACCGCGCTGGTAGCTGTTATGTATTTGCCGCCAGCCTTCCGCTCATCAGGCTGGAAGTAGGTAATGGTGACTTCCGGTGCATCATCAAGGGCGTCCATGAGAAGCTGATACTTCATGTCCAATGCAGTCAATGCTTCCTCGTCAAGCTCGATCTTATCATCGGTTAGACGCCCGGTTTCTTTGATGGCAGCATCGTAGCCGGTGAGTGCTGCGAAGGGAGCGAACTGCGCCGCACGATCTGACATTGGCATCTGTGGTCGCGTCTTGGAGACGTGGTGAGGACGCCCCATAATCTCATCATATTTGCTTTTCATGTGCATCCCACATCTCCTTTTACAGTCAAATAATAGTTACAGCGTTGCCTTTTTCCACTTCCTGATCTTCGTTCTAAATGTTCCAAAGGGAGCAACGGTATTGACGTGAATAAACTTGTAAACCTCCCATACCGCTGTTTTGGTAGCATCATCTGCCCACTTTCTCATGTGCGGTTGAAATAACTCTTCTTCACTCATAGAATCAATCATTGTCTGGATAGAAGTAACGTTTCCTTTTAACTGATCCTTCAATTCCACTAAGGATGAATGAGAGTATGTATCTGTGAACCATTGGTATAGATCGCCCAGCTGATTCCACCTAAACAGTTCTGATGGTGTTTTCACTTCAACTCCGCGCTTCTCGTCATTTTCCCATTTTAGAAGCAGCGTTGTCCAACCGATCTGATAAGCAAGATTCTCAGCCGGTGTTCTGTCCACCTCGGCTACTCTTATATCTTTTAGGGCTTCCGGAATAGAATCAAATTCAGCAATGTATTTTTCAAAGCCTTTGCTGATTTCGGCTTTTAATTCCTCTTTATCCTTGTATGTTCTCAAAATATTTTCTCCTTGAAATTGAATTGCTGTTCACGCCTTATGCCCGCCGATCTGAGCATTTCGATCCTTTGCGGTTGCGCCTTCTTCAAGATTCATCGCCTTGAGGATCGCGTTCTTTCCGTACTTCTTCTTGATGGCGAGAGCAGCCTTCTGAATTTTTCGCTCCCGTTCCAAGGCAGCGTCTTCGGCTTTCCGCTTTTCCTCTTCGGCGGCATAGTCAGTGAAGAGGTCAAGCTGGACAGCACCGTCATTTTTCTTCGGTGCGTCCGCTTCCGGCAGGACGTGATTTGCCACAACATACATACGGCGGACAAGCAGATTCTTGTCCACGATCCGGTCAAACAGCTTTGACACAGCACACATTATTTTGCGGGTAGAGGATGTGTGACCGTCGAGGTTAATAGAGCCGTGCGCCTGTTTGGGAATCTCTCGACCGTAGGGGTCTTTCTCCACCGCGCCGTGATACCTTGCCCGCCGCGCCGGGTCGGTCAGGTTCTCAATATCGTAGCCAACGGTGAGAACCATTTGATCGGTGACAAGCCCCTTGTCCACCAAGTCCAGCACAAGCAAGTCCGTCATTTCCCGGACAACCAGCTTCGCCTTCTGCGGCTCATAGGGACAGTGCAATACCTGACCGGAACTGAGGCTGTTGGAGCTGGGACGGTATGCCTTGATCGCTTCAATGGTCGTAGGCTCCCAGCCCCACGCATGGTCGATGAGCAATTCCGCGTTCTTTCCGAACAGCTTGTAAAGCAAGTCCTCGTTCCGCTCGGAACAGAGGGCAACATCGCCCATGGTGAACATTCCATTCTGTTCAAGTTTCTTGGCAATGCCTCGACCTACGCGCCAGAAGTCCGTGAGGGGCTGATGCGTCCAAAGCTCACGCCGGAACTTCATCTCATCCAGCTCCGCAATGCGGACGCCGTTCTTGTCGGCGGGGATGTGCTTCGCCACAATGTCCATTGCCACTTTGCAGAGGAAAAGATTCGTACCGATCCCGGCGGTTGCTGTGATGCCGGTTGTCTCAAGTACGTCGAGGATGATCTTCATGGCGAGGTCATGTGCCGAGAGCTTGTAGGTATTCAGGTAGTCCGTCACGTCCATGAACACCTCGTCGATGGAGTAGACTACGATGTCCTCCGGCGCAATGTACTTGAGATAGACCTGATAGATGCGGGTGCTGTACTCCATGTAGTACGCCATCCGAGGCGGCGCGATGATGAAGTCAATCGCCAGAGACGGGTTTGCTTGCAGCTCCGAGAAGAAGTGCGATGTGCCGTCCAGTCTGTGTCCCGGTGCGTCGTGCTGCCGTCCGACATTCGCTTCCTTCACCCGCTGCTTGACTTCAAACAGCCGCCCGCGTCCGGAGATGCCGTAGCTCTTGAGGGAGGGCGTGACGGCAAGGCAGATGGTCTTGTCCGTCCGGCTTTCGTCCGCGACAACAAGGTTTGTGTCCAGAGGATCTAAGCCGCGCTCCCTGCACTCCACGGAGGCATAGAAGGATTTCAGGTCGATTGCGATGTAAGTGCGTTGCTTCATCTTCTTTGCCTCCGCTTTCTTCTTAGATTAGCTCTAATGACATTTCATTAGAGTTTTTAATGTTGAATACGACACGCCATTCAATATCACCCTCCACCGGCTCAAAGTGTAGAGAGGAACAAGCCGCATGGAGTTTTTCTTTTGAGCTGCCTCCACACACGATTGCGATTGGACCGTCCGCTCCGCCGATAATGCCGATACAAGCAATATCGTTTTGTGCCTCTGGTGCATAGCGGTCAGAGCATGAGGCAATTTCTAAAGGCTTGTCTCCCTCAGCGCAATCACAGATCGAAATATCATTGTCCGGTTCAGGAGAAAGCGTATAGCTCATAGCAGTAAAATGCGTGGGATAGAACCACCGGTCGGAACCAACGAACTTTTCAGAAATTGTTTGCTGCTCCATTTCCTGAACGGTCAATGTATATTTTGTTCCGCTGACCGGATGGGAAAAAGAAAACGAATCGCCGGGAGCGTGTGTCTTGAAATGCGGTCCCGGGACACGGCGTGACTGCTGTTCCATTGTAAGGGAGAGGGCTTTTATTTCAGGACGGCGTTTGCTTGTCCATGGAAAAACTGCCCGAAAAATCATCCATCCATAGGATGTATCCAAACCATAGTGTTCTAATGCCCACTTTGCTTCCGCTTCATTGATCATCCTGTCCGGCAAACATGGATTAAAGACCACCGAACAGCCGTGGGAGGTCAGCATTGTTTTCCCGTTCAATTCCAAACGAGGAATAAAGTCAAGGCAAAGTGGATTGTCTAAATCTATCTGCATTTGCTGCTCCTGTGTGAAGTATTCGCAGGAGTCGTTTTCGGGGTGTAAATCCCATTTAGTCATGAACTTACGAATGTCTTCATCTGGGGTGCGCATACAAAAGTCCATGACGAGTCCCTTACTGCAAGAATACGCCGCAGGAATAACCCAATGATGCCCAGCCCAGTCAAATTGCTTATTCAACCGGATTTCCGTTCCGGCACGGCCTTTTCCCGAATGTCCCCAGAAGTTTCCCTCAAAGTAGACCTTCCACTCAGGCATGGTCAGTTCTGCTTCCGGGTTCATATCAACATCATAATAGTCCTCGGTGTACTTGATCTTGCTGTAATCAAAAGATGCTTGCAGTTTTTTGATGTATGCCCACGGCTGTTCCATAGGCGTCAATTTCATTTTCTCGGCAAGCTCTAATAGCGTTCTTTGCTGATCCTGCGTTGGAGGGTTATCCCGCAAAAAGGCTTCAAATTGGGACTTATCCAACATCCACGCCTGTTCCAACGCTGCCGAATCACTGCAAGCAAGGAGCAGCCTCAAAAAGTCTTCAAAATTGTTTGCCAACGGATGAACATAATCAGGAGCCGAGTTCATGGGACTAACGGAAAAAACCACGCCGCCAAAGCCTCGAACAAAGCAGAAGTGGATGCCATCCACACCCGCCCAGCCAAAAATAGATGCACCTTTGGGCGTGCAAAAGTAGGGGTTATTATCTTCACGACGCTCCACCCCTACGGGCGAAAGGTCAATACCACTCCGCAAAAATTTCTGAAATACTTTATCCATAAGCCTTATGCTCCTATCAAGCTCTGGTCAAAGGCAAACAGAGCCTCGTTGATCTCAAAGACGTTATAGTTCCCATGCTCCACGAAATACTCCACGATGATGTCAAACTTGTTGGAGTGGGAGAGTGCAAAACCAGCCTTCATGAGCATATCCTTCATTTCCGCAAGGGGCAGCTCAAGGGCAATGGAAAACGCAATGACTGTGGGCTTGGAAGGCTTGTAGGACTTGTCCGAGCGGATCTTCGAGAAGAGTTTCCGGTCAATGTTCGCCTTCTTGTAGCACTGTGCGTCCGTCATGCCGCGTTCGTTAATCTTCCGCAGCAGCATCTCGGAAAAGCTCTCATCGATCTGTTCCAGTGCATCGTCGAGAGTTGCCGCCTTTTTAGGAGCAGCCGCCACAGAGACAGGAGGGATGAGCTGTTCGATTGCATCTTCATCGCAGACGGATGACTCGCAAGGCATCGGCTCTTCCATCCGGAAGGCACTCATTCTGCGCAGCCGCTCAGAACGAGGATCGGTATGCTCATCCACATAGCGGTCGTCTATGTACGCTGCAATGTCGGCAAACAGCTTGCCGCTGATCTGATAGGCTTTGCGGTCGAAAATGACGATGTACACCGTCATTTCGTTTTCAAGGAGGAAACTGCTAATGGTGTCAATCGCCACTTTGAGAGCCTGATCCTTCGGATAGCCAAAGATGCCAGAGGAAATCAGCGGGAACGCAACCGATTCACATCCGTATTCCTTCGCCAGCATGAGCGATGTCCGATAGCAGGAGATCAGCAGTTCGCGCTCACCATGCCGCCCGTCATACCAGCGCGGACCGACTGCGTGAATGATATATTTGCAGGGCAGACGATAGCCCTTCGTGATTTTTGCGCTCCCGGTTTCGCAGCCGTGGAGCGTTTCACATTCTGCCAGCAGCTCCGGTCCTGCGGCACGATGAATGCAGCCGTCCACACCGCCGCCACCCAGCAGCGACTCGTTGGCAGCGTTGACGATGGCGTCCACCTTCATTTTTGTGATGTCATTTCTGACGATTTGAAGCGGCATGATCAAGCCCTCCCATTCGGTTACTTCGCGCCGGTCAGCAGTTTGTCCAGCGGGATTCTTTCCGGGTATTTTCCTTCGGTCAGAATGTCATATAAATACCTGTTATCCAGAATCATATCATCCCGGATAAGCTGCCAGTTTGCCTTTTTCCTGAAAAACACCTTGAAGATCAGGAAATTCATGATCGCCCCAATTACCGGCGTGGTCATGCCGAAAGCCTCGGTGTGAGAGAAATGGCATCCTGTTTTGGTTCTTTTCCCTTCAAAGGTGATGAACGCCGTTTTCTTGTCGCTCCGGAATACAATGCGGAAGTGGTTCTCATCCTGTTCGCATTCCGTAATTGTGCCGGTCACATCGTAGTCCAGCCCCATGACGATCTCGCGGAAGCGGATCTTGCTTCCTGCGTTATAGTTTCCGTTATAGAGATTGCATTCGATGTGGTAGGGACTCCATTTCACAAACTCTTCCTCAAAGTTAGCAGTCCATGCCTTTAATTTTTCATAGGAAGCCGGAATCTCTATCTGCTCTGTAAGAACAATCATTGTCAGTTTCTCCTATTCTGTCAAAGCGGCATCGGTGTCCGGGCGATCAGAATGATCGCCAGAATTGCCCCTACAAATGCCGCAGCCCCTATGACAGCCAATACCTTTTTGCTGAGTTTCTTCTTCGCTGCCTTGCAGATCAGCGCGGCGCAAGCTATGCAGATAGCCGCCGCCAAAAGCGCAATGCCCAGCGTTTCCCATAGCCAAGAAAGTTCATGTAGGATTTTCATGCGTTCATCATCTCCTGTTCGTTAAACTGGAATTTGTAATTACATTCCATACATATTGGCATTTTTTACAATTACTTTATCGCCTTTTTCTAATTGTTCCTTGGAAATTCCTCGTAACCCAAGTCCAACATGCTCTGTTTTATATCCACAACCATTTGCTTTTCGTTCTTTTGTATGTACATCGACAGTAGTAATTCTGGATTCTAAGATATCTCCATTTGCTTTATAAATACACGCATTTTCCCCTTCTCTGCACATCCCTATTAATATGTTTCCTGTGGCAACTGTTCCAATCCCCATAATTGTAAATGCATCATCAATAATCAATTCAAAATTTTCTTTTAAACACGACGGAACATCTAATTTGTTCATGTATTCTTTTTCTCGTTCTTTTTTGCTTTTACCAAATAATCCCATAGTATTTCTCCTTTAAAACTTTCGATTTTTCATTCTCTGCGACTTCCCAATAAACGGGAAGTTGGTTACTTCTTGTAATTCATTTTCTTACTTAATACCCCAAACAAAGCCAATAAAAATATTCCAATTCCAAGCAATACGCCAGCCACTTTCATTAATTCATTGTTTGTATACTCTGTATCCGGAAGAATCCCATACTTGTAATAAGAATAACTAACATGGTCTGTGGTATATGCAGCTATGGAATCTCCTACATTATATTCCGAATATACAAATCCCGGTACTTGCATTCGCTTGTGATAATCATTCACTTTTCCATTGTTGTAGTAGAAGAAATAATTCTGAGATATCGTATCAGCCGAAGCATCTTCAACCCTTTTACCTGTAATCACAATATCCTCTATATAGTAATCTTCTCCCAGTACCATCTCTTCCATTTGTGTATTAAATGCTTTAGATGTCAAAAGTATATTTATCCAGACTGTAATGAACGCTATACTTAAAATAATGAAACAAATCCAAAACAAAATTTTCTTTTGATTTCCAGTTAATATTTCTTTTGATTCTTGGTGCTTAACCAATTTATTACTCATTCCATAATACCTCTAAAGTACTTTTTTCTTCTTCCTTCCCTTCGTCCAAGAAGTGTATCTCACTCAAAGAACTCGGTCAATTCCGATTGTTGCTTACATTGTACTTCGTCCATCTCTCTAAGGACAGTGGGATGTTGTGATGAAAGTGAGAGAGATCGCTTACCTGTCAGACAATTTATCTTACTATATTTTTTGCACAATAAATTTACTGATTTAATATCTCTGCAATCGTGTTTGGTGCATATTTATTGAGTTCATGTCCTGCATTTGGAACGATGTGCAAAGTAGCTTGGGGTAGCAATTCTTTTAGCCTTTTAGAAGCCTTTAGATTGGCAGTATCCTTTTTGCCACACAAAATTGTTACTGGACAACGAATATTATTTAATTGCAAAGTAAAATCCAATGACCGCATAGAGTGAGCCAATTTTATGGTGCTGCTTTTTGATAGTCCCATACTTTCAAAAACCTTGTTTGGCATACAACGGAAGATAAGATTTTGAAAATCTATCAGTAAACTTGGAACTTTATATTGTGCGCCAATCAAAACCAGCGAATCCACTTTTTCCTCATGTCGAATAGCAAAATCAATCGCAAGAAGCGCACCTAACGAAAGACCGCAGATACGAAGCGGCTCTTTTACTTCTGAATACCGCTGTTCTAAATCACCCAAAATCTGCGAATAGGATATTTCATCTTCTGTTGAAGAAAAAAGTTCTGGGCAATCGACATCAGAAATTGATAGTTGTTGGACTACTTCTTTCCAGTCCTGTGCAGTTTGTCCCAACCCATGTAAAAAAACAGTTTTCATTAAACGCCTCCTAAGCTCAAGATAACCATCAATGCACAAACAAACTGGAATTTATAGTCCTCTCAAAACCAATTTGCCTTTTCTTCTCGAAATACGGGAATATCACTATCTCGATATGGATTGTAATTATGAAGATTGCAACCAAACTCTTTTAA